GAAGCGCCCCAAGGCTTTTGCCGCTGGCGGCAAGGTCAAGTCCAAGGTGAATCAGGCTGGTAACTACACCAAGCCCGGCATGCGCAAGGCGCTTTTTGAGCAGATCAAAGGTAGCGCAGTGCAAGGTACCGCTGCAGGACAGTGGAGCGCCAGAAAGGCGCAGTTGCTAGCTAAGCGATACAAGGAAAAAGGCGGGGGGTATCGAGATTGAAAGCCCCGCAGAAGTCGCTCAAAGCGTGGACACAGCAGAAGTGGCGCACTAAGTCTGGTAAGCCGTCGAGCGAGACCGGAGAGCGGTATCTCCCCGAGGCTGCCATCAAGGCGCTGTCTCCCGCTGAGTACGCAGCTACCACTAAAGCGAAGCGCAAAGGCAAGGCCGCTGGCAAACAGTTTGTGGCCCAGCCCAAGAAGATAAGCCAGAAGACCCGTGCCTATAGGCATCAGGGTAAGTAAACGAGGGCGCGATGCCGACGTATAAGACCGCCGCCACTAGCGACTTCAATCTTGACCTCAATACCATTGTCGAAGAGGCATTTGAACGCTGTGGCGCGGAACTGCATTCTGGCTATGATCTGCGAACTGCTCGCCGTAGTCTTAACCTTCTGCTTATGGAGTGGGCTAATCGCGGCATCAATCTCTGGACTGTAGAGCAGGGCCAGCAGGTTCTTACCTACAACCAGTCTACTTATAATCTGCCCGTGGATACGGTCGATCTGTTGGATCACGTTGTACGGACTGGGACTGGGCAGAATCAGGTTGATATCAACGCTACCCGCATCTCCGGTAGTGTGTACTCCGCGATCCCGAATAAGAACGCCAACGGTCGCCCACTTCAAGTATGGGTAAACCGTCAGAGTGGCGCGACGGATTCGGCTAATGTGGTCCAGTACCCTCAGTTTGTTCTCTGGCCCGTACCAGATAATACCGCTACTTACACTCTCGTCTACTGGCGGCTTCGCCGTATGCAGGATGCTGGTGATGGGATCAACGGGCAGGATGTACCCTTCCGTATGTTGCCTGCTCTGGTAGCTGGTCTGGCGTATCAGTTGGCTATGAAGATTCCCGGCGCTGAAGCGCGACTTCCGATGCTCAAGCAGATGTATGACGAGCAGTGGCAGCTTGCTTCAGAAGAAGACCGAGATAAGTCAGCTCTCCGGTTGGTGCCGCGTCAGTCTTTCTTGAGGTAACTCCAGATGGCTGGTAGCAGATACACTTCCGGTAAGAACGCGATAGCTGAGTGTGACCGATGCGGATTTCGGTATAAACTCGGCGAATTGAAGACGTTGGTCATCAAGACCAAGAACGTCAACATTAAGGTATGCCCGGAGTGTTGGGAGCAAGACCATCCGCAACTGCAACTGGGGATGTATCCTGTAGATGATCCGCAGGCCGTAGAAAGCCCGCGTCCTGATACTAGCTACTATGCGCCGGGTAATAATGGAGCTGGCGGTAGTCGGCAGATTTACTGGGGCTGGAACCCAGTTGGATACGTAGCACTGCCCGGCGTATATAATCCGCTTGTTGGCATTGGCAGTGTTGGGACCGTTACTGTCACGATATCGTAGAGGTTGAAATGGCTGACACACCTAATAAGAAAGTGCCGATTGTGGTCGCTGAAGGCGCGGGGTACCCGCAGACTGACATTAATAAGGCAGGCGTACTTATCAAGGGACGCTGGATTGCCGGTACCGGCATGAAAGAACACGCTGATATGCGTGGGTACGGCGCGGCTACCAAAGGTAGGAAGTTTCTGACTAATCCGGGCAAGACTAACCGCTAATGGCCATTACGTATGCTGTCGGAGTCAACTCTCCGACTAATCTTTGGCAGATGGTACAGGACTATACGGAGAACACTGAGTCTTCGTTCGTCTCGTACATACCTGTATTCGTGCAGACGGCTGAAGAACGCATATTTAATACCGTACAGATCCCCGACCTGCGTAAAGCTGCAACGGGTACATTGACCGTTAATAACCAGTTCCTTACCCTCCCGGCGGATTGGCTCGGAACATTCTCTCTGCAGATAGTCTATCCCGGCAGTGTCGGCACATTTCTACTCAACAAAGATGCTGAGTACATGCGCGAGGCGTTCCCTGATCCTACTGTGACCGGACAACCTACTCATTACGGGCAGTTCGATCAGAATACCTTGACGCTTGGGCCGACCCCTGACCAGAATTATCCGGTGCAGTTGGCCTATTACTATTACCCAGCCTCCATCGTTACAGCTGGTACGTCGTGGCTTGGGTCTAATATGCAGAACGTCCTGCTTTACGGCACGTTGCGCGAAGCATACATTTATATGAAGGGCGAAGATGATATGGTCGCTCAATATGAGCAGAAGTATCAGGAAGGTATTGCGCTTCTGAAAGGGTTGGGCGAAGGCAAAAATCGTAGAGATGTATACCGTAGTGGACAGAATAGAGTGCCTGTTTCATGAGCATCACTCAATGCATGACATCGTCATTCAAAGCAGAAGTCCTGAGCGCGCAGCATAATTTCAGCGCCTTGATCAGAAATATCACTGGGCAAGATGTGTTCAAGATCGCGCTGTATTCAGCGGCTACGGCTTCGCTGGATGCGACGACTACGGTTTACACTACGGTTGGTGAGATTACTGGAACCGGATACACGGCGGGCGGCCAGACTCTTACGGTCACTCAGACGCCGACAACTACCGGCACTCCTACCACCACTGCGTATATCGATTTTGCGGACGTCTCTTGGACTGGAGCTACGTTCAGCGCCGATGGCGCGCTAATCTATAACAGTACTAATGGCAACAAGTCCGTCGCGGTCTTGAACTTTGGTTCGACAAAAACTGTTTCCGTTGGTACATTTACAATCAACTTCCCCGCAGCTGGTACTGGCAGCGCCATTGTAGAGATAGAATAGGTATGAGTAGTAAGCGTTCCAAAGAAGGCTATCTGATGATTGATCATCGGGCTACTAAGGGCCTTCCAGATGAAGTCATGGCTAAAAACGGCCTTCCAGTCGGTTCAGGGCGTGGACTTTTTGAGTCTTCCACCTATACTTGTTCACATTGTCAGTACGTTGTGGTAATGAATCCTCTACGTACTCGTGAACGTGAGTACTGCCGTGGATGCGACAGCTATATCTGTGATGGCTGTGGTCTCCTAAAGAAGCAGGGCGCTGCCTGTAAGACTTATGCACAGATTGTCGATGAACAATTGTCCGCCGCTGAACGTGGCGCTTCCCTGATTATTTCTTGAGGAGTTTGAGAAATGGCTAAATACTCTCTCGGCTACGCGAATATTTCGTTTTCTGCTGGCACAACGCCTTTGACCACTAACACATTTGTCGCGTTGCAGGGTGGTAACTCTACTATGCGGCTACAGGTTTCTGAGGTGTATATCGGCGGTGAAGCTGCTTCGGCTTCGTCTCCGTCCTATATGCTTTTTGCTCGTAGTGGCACGCTGGGGGTTGGCGCACTTACCGGTGCTAGCACCTCCAACGTACTTACTGATGCTTCAGCTGTAGCACCGGGCACGACTGCGGCGACTGGAACGACCTACGCCACTACGCAACCTACGCGCGGCAACGTACTTCTGCGACTGTCGTATAATGCGTATGGTGGTATCGTTCGTTGGGTGGCTTCGCCTGATCAGATGATTAGTGTGGCCGGTAACGCCACTGCCAACGCGTCAGACGTAACGCTTTCCGCATTTACAGGTAGTACTACGGTTACAGCATCTGGGCATATTCTTTACGAACTTGTGTAAGCCTATGTCGGTATGGTAAACCGCCCCGTAATAAGGGCGGTTTACTTTTTTAAGGGGCGGACATGGCCTCACCGCTGGGTCCAAATAACATCTCGGATTGGCAAAATCCGCGAGTAAAGAAGAAGGTCCAGCCCCCTGAAGAAGATTTTCTTCGTCGTCGAACTATTGCCGAACCTCTTCGGCAGAGAGATTGGCCTAATCCTATACCTAGAAATCCGAAGCGATTTCCGGGATGGATTCATACGTTCTCAGGTTCTGTTCTGGCGCTGGGGCTGCTTATATCAGTCCCGCCAAAGCCGTTTGTTCAGTCTGTTCAGGACAATCCGCAACTAGGTAAAGTACCTCCGTATCAGGATGTAGGTGTTAACAACACCCTACGGCAAGTACCGCCACCCCCGTTTGAACAGACGGAGCATCCTAACCCGACAATTCGTAAAAGGGCTGCTCAACAGGATGTAGGTGTTAACAACACCCTACGGCAAGTAGCTCCTGTTCCTCCGTTTGAGCAGACTGATTGGCCTAATCCGATATTTCGGAAAAAGACCGCACCGCAGTGGGAAGACTCACTGCGTCAACTTAATCTTGCGAATCCGTTTGAACAGAACGATCAGCCTAATCCACTCCCGAGGAAGAAGGCTGCTCAACAGGAAGTAGGGCCTAACAACACCCTACAGCAGATAGCTCCTCCTGCGCCGTTTGAACAGAACGATCAGCCTAATCCGCTCCCAAGGAAGAAGGCTGCTCAACAGGAAGTAGGGCCTAACAACACCCTAGGGCAAGTCGCGCCCCCTCCGTTTTATGAGACGGAATGGCCTAATCCGATATTCCGGAAGAAGACGGCTCAGGGTTGGGAAGACTCGCTACGTCAGCTCAACTTTGAAAATCCGTTTGAACAGAACGATCAGCCTAATCCACTCCCGAGGAAGAAGGCTGCTCAACAGGAAGTGGGTGTTAACAACACCCTAGGGCAAGTCGCGCCCCCTCCGTTTTATGAGACGGAATGGCCTAATCCGATATTTCGGAAGAAGACGGCTCAGGGTTGGGAAGATTCGCTACGTCAGCTCAACTTTGAGAATCCGTTTGAACAGAACGATCAGCCTAATCCGCTCCCAAGGA